GCCAAGATTGCAATGTTAACATTATCATTGAATACTGCATAATGCAATAGGTAAGAAACACAAGTAGTGGACTTACCTGTCTGCCTTGGCATTTTACAGATGTTAAATCTATTTTCATGAAATCTTTGTATTAATTTCTCTTGAAAATCGTACATATCAAAAGGAACTAATCCTTCATCAAGAGAAACAATTTTTATATAATTTCTAGCAAAATATACAGGATCTTCCTTACACTTAAGGAATTCAACAACTTGATCCTCAGTAAATTCAATCTGGGTATTAGCCTTCTTTAGATTGGGGTTACCCAGATATACATCATTAATATTCATAACAAAAACCTAAATTAGTTTCCGTAAGCAACCTTTGCTACTAATTGCTTATTTCCTTGAGATGCAGCAGTAAGTGTATCGGTAGGATCTTTTTCTACAAATATTACTTCACCATTTACAGCACTAAAACTACCAATAGTTGCTCCACCAGAATCTTTTCTAGTGATTACTATTGCTGCAGAATGGCTATTATAAAGCCTTACTACAGTCGCTGTATTAACATTAGATGGTGAAGATAGATCACCTTCAGCAGCTAAGACTTTAGTTAACATGATACTTTTCTGTCCTTTATTGAATTATTTAGCAGATCTAAATTGAGCAAAAGTCTTTTGTTCTGTCATTACTCTCTTTTTATCTGTAAATATTTTTTGTCCTACTTTAATATTATTCTCAGTAAACCACCCTCTATTTACTTCTAATGCATATAAAACTTCTGAATTAGAATAAACAGGAAGAAGACTAAATGGTTCTAATTCTTTAATACTTTCAATTTTACCTTCCTCAGTTATAAATGCTATATCAAGAGGTATTCTAGTATTTTTCATATGGAAAGATTTAACACCAACATCCTCAAAAACAAATAACATTCCACTATCATAATCTAGACTTTCTCTAAACATCAATCCAAGATAAAAATCTGTTTGAGTCTTAGGTACTTCTATATTAAGTGGTAATGATATATTCACTTATTTTTACCCATTTCTTTTAACATTTTTTGTAAATCAGATGTACTACCTACAAATACTGCATTGTTAGTAACATTATTTGTAGTTTTAACAGCCTCTTCATCAACTTCTTTAACTTTTTTCTGAAGATCTAATAACTTATCAGTAGTATCTGCAACAGACTTAATAATCTGTCCTGCAACTTCATATGCTCTTGGACTTGCACTTTCACCAGCAAGTTCCATTATACCATTAAGAGATTCTTGTCCTTTCTCGATTAATGAATATAAATTGGCACGAGTATATTCATAATCTTTAGTGACATCATCACTTACATTTTTGATAGCATCTTGTCTTTTTATACAACCACCTTCTGGTGTATTGCTTACTTCTATGGTACTTGAAGTATTTAATGCTTCATCAATAGGGTCATAACTAGACATCGTATTCATCCTTATACGTCAGTTCTTTGAGTAGGACTATAGGATTTACCATCAGTAAAATCTTCTATTGTACCATCAAATCCAAAGTCATCATCAACATCAACTAATACATTATCTGCAGTACTTAGTACATCAATAGAAGCATTTTCTAAATGAGATGCTGCAGTTGTATTATCCCATCCTCTCTTAACAACAATAGTAGTTCCATCTGGAATTTCCTTAACCTTCATAATCTCAGTATCAATAATAATTCTATTATCAATTGCTAGGTTAGAACTATCATTAATAGTTATTCTAGTAGTAGATTTAGCAATGTTCTTAGTTAAGGTTGCTGTATTATCATCATTATAATCCTTAAGTGCTTTAGGTGTAGCAGTATATCTTAATTCTCTCTTTGTACCAATACGTGTATCTGCAGCATAATCGACTTGAACCTTTTTGATAAGTCCTTCTGTAGAATCTGCAATTGGACCAAAGATATAAGTTTTAGCAGTAAAATTAAGTGTATATATTAATGCTCTTCGAGTAGCATAGTCTCCTTCATAATCATCAGTAAATGATATATTATCAAGTACAACAGGTATATCTCTTTTTTCTCCAATTACACTAATTAAATCTATTGAAAGATTAAATGATGGTTGAAAATATGGTAATATTTGCTCAACAATTTGTAGTGCATCATCATTTAACTTAGTCATTATATTTAACTCAAATCCAATATTATATGGAACTGGCATATACACCTTTCTTAAATTAGTTCCATCAGATGCCTTAAAAGTTTGTGTTACACCTGCTTTTCTTGTTGAATCATATGAAATATTATTAGTCTCAAATGACATTCTAGGAAGAGTCAATTGAGTTGCTCTATTTAAGTTTTCTTGCTGTTCTAACCTTGCTAAGAATTTCTGCATTGGACCATATGCCAATGGAACTCTTACCTCACTAATAGATCTATCAGTACTATCCTTATGTCTAATACGAATATCATTAAAAAGAGTACCAAAACCTATAACAGTTTTTCGTAATATTTCGTGGTAAAAATATGTTCCTAACATTATACTTGACCGAATGGATTAGATTGAGTGAAATCGAGAATGAAATCTGCTTCTGTCTCAATTTCGTCATTTGTATCATACTTATCATATATATCTCTTCCATCATATGTATCAACTGAATAATTTGCAGATGATGCACTACCAACAATAACTTCACCAGGATAGAAAGCAGAAACTGTAGTACCAATTCCTACATTAGTAACCTTAAGAATCTTAGTATCAACATCCCATCCTCTTACTTCAGCATTACATCCAGATGTTTGACCTACTACAGTTTCTCCATACAAATATGTACCAAGTCCAGTCATAGTAACTGGATCTGCAATAGTAACTGTTGGTGTCACAGTATAACCCATTCCTGGATTTGTAATCCTAAGAGATGTAACTCTATTATCTACACTAATAACTGCTTCAGCAGTAGCATCAATTCCACCTACAGGTGCAGTTGTCAATCCGACTGCTGGAGTTGATGCATAACCAACACCATTATTAGTCATAGTGAAATTAATAACACCCTTCTGTGAAGTTTCAATTAATGTAGTTGCAATAGCACCAGATCCTCCACCACCAACAAAGGTAACTTGAGGTGCAACTGTATATCCAGAACCAGCATTTGTTAGTACTATCCTTTCAATTGATGTTATATTAGATCTAGTTGTAGTAAATGCAACAGCACTTGCGTTTACACCACCAGCTGGTGCATTTTCAATTACTACTGTTGGAGTTGCAGTAAATCCATTTCCATCATTAACTAAAGTAAGTTCTCTAATATATCCAGATGGCTGACTTAATCCAGCATTAGCAGTAGCAGTAACACCTGCTCCAATTAATTGAAGTGTAGTGATAAATCCAATATCTTCAACTGTTTTATCAATTTCCTCAATTGAAGTATCAATATCCTCATCCTCGTACTCGAATAGTTCACATTTAAGTTGATAAACGTAATTCTTACCTAACTGATAGAAAGGTTCTTCATGTTCTACAAACTTAACCTCAAATAATCTACTTCCTAACGGAAAATATATTAAATCTCCTTCTCTTGGTCTAGTAAATACATCTACTTCATCATCTGGTAATACTTCTAAAAAGGCAGAAATAAAATCCTCAAATCTTTCTTTTGATATTGTTAGAGTTAATTCATCTCTCAAACTAACTCCAAATTTAGTCATTATATCTCCCTGTCCACCATATCCCTCATATGTGTTTACATATGCTTCAAGTAAAAAATTATCATCAAATTTAGATGCTGTTACTTCCTCAATAATGGTACTTCTATTCACCATTTTTCTTGGAATATAAGTTACCTCAACTCCATAAATCATGAGTTGTTCATTAATTAGATCTTGAACAAGTCTTTGCTCACTCTGAGATCCTTGTAGAAAAAAGGGATTTAATGCCATGTCTTACTAACCTATTAAATCCAAAGGTGGTAATTCGTACTCTAGAGTCATCTTTGATTTAATAGCCTCTATTTCCTTTTCAGCATCATCATATATTTCTCTACCATTTAACTCAAGTCCACCTGGTAATTTAACACCACGGAACTTAATTAAATTCTGACCCCATTGTCTTTTAATTAATGCAGTCAAATACAACTTTAAGAAACTATCATTATAAACACCAGTAAATGTATCTGGATCTAAAATCCTATAACAATCAATAATAAAGTAAGTATCTATTGATTGAGCACCCCAATCAATGTCAAGGTAAAGTCTATCTTGTCTTTTATTATATCTAATCTGTTTATCAGTTGTTAGTAAATGATCAATGTCTTCCAGATAACTCTTAGTCATTGCGTACTGCATTAACTCAATAGAATTAAATCTGTAAAGATCATTTAGAAATAATTGATATTTTATACTGAACATTCCACCAGATATTGAACTAGTATCAAACTTGAATACTTTTTCAATACCTATTACAGAATCTGGAATTTGTATAAAATTAGAATTTTCATAATAAGTAGAAGTTGTTGCAATACCAACTGATGTTGCAGTGGTAGTTACAATACCTACACTTTTACCATCTGTATTATCAGCGATTCCCCTGTCTTTATCTTCTTGAGTAACTTTGTGTTTAAGATACATTCTTTCAACACCATCAAAATGACGTTCTTGAAAGAGTTGTAATGCATCATCAACTAGATCATCTATCTGATCATCATCGACATTAATTTCCAGTACAGGAGCACCCAGCTTCCTTAAACAATAATCAATAAGTTGTTGTCTAGTTGCTGGTTTCGCCATCTTCCTCTATTTCTGCTAGTAGGTTATCGTACTTATCTTGCAATTCTGCTAGATTTGCAGTAAGTTCCTTTTTTTCATCAAAAAAGTCTTGCTGTAAAGTATTTACCTTTGCTTCCAAAATTATATTTTGGTTGGTTAATGTAGCAATCTTCTGATTGTATATTTTAATCAAAGCATTCACATCAACGTCATTATTAGGATTGTTCATTGTTTAGAAGGTTCCCCCATCGAGAGTTGTTGTCCAAGTTGGAATACCAGAGGCATTCGTTGTCATTACATAGTTAGAAGTAGTTATACCACCAGCAGGGTTAACTGTTGAGGTTAATTTACCATTAGCATCAAAGTATGCAGCACCACTAGAGTACCAATCACCAGCACCACTAGTAGTTCCTTGATAGTAGATTCCTTTAACATCTAAGAAACCTCTTGTACCAGATACCTTATCAGCAGCAATTGTAGCATCAGGTATATATGTCCAAGAATTTGCAGGAGCATCACTAGTAGAAGTTGGTGCAGTATCTAAGTATCCAAAGAAACCTTTCTTGTTATTAGCAGTACCAACACCAGTATTATAATTGAAAGAAATACCTTTGTCAGTATTGGTATCATAAGCATGAGTAATTGTTAACTGTGTATTAGTTGCAATTCCAGCAGATGTACCAGAAGCAATAGTAACAGTTTTTGCACCAGCATTATATCCAGTAATTGCTGTAGTTAAACCTCCACCACCAGGAGTTAATGCACTAGTTCCACCAATAGTATCACCAGTGTTAATTCCAACTACAGAATCCAATACTATAGTTGTAGCACCAGCATTTGCTGCAGTTAATACAGTTCTTTTACTGGTTACATCACTCAACTCAAAAATAGCTTCGTTAACAGAAACTGCAGTTGAGTTAACTGTTGTAGTTGTACCATCAACTTGTAAATCACCTTTAATAACAACAGTACCTTCATTACTCAATCCATCGGGATATGGGTCAATGTATAGTGTATTACCACTAGTAGTTTTAATTAAGTTGGTTGCAATTCCAATGTTATCAATATGAGCACCTTGGAATACAGTAATTCCATTATAGAATGTAGATCCTGCGCCTGGTCCTCCAGGAGTACCAATAACAATACCATTAGTGGCAGTTAGAATACCAGTTACTATAACACCATCATTAGTAGTGCGAAGTCTCTGTGTTCCATTAAAGAATAACTTAACATCCCCACCATCATTAGCTTCTATCATAGAAGCATTATCAGCAACATTACGTATATCAACCTTAGAACCTGTTATACGTAAATCACCAGTACCTGCATCTTTTATGTAACTATGTGATCCAGAATGTGATATCTGCAAATCTCCTGCAGCATCTTCAGCACCACCAAGATGCAATACATCAGAATCAAGAAGATGTACTTTATTCTTAAAGGTAGCAATACCAGTTACATCTAATTCACCACCTACATTTAGATCCTGTCCTAAATTAACATCCTTTGCAATACCAACACCACCAGCAACAGTTAAACCACCTGTACTAGTAGATGTAGATTCTGTTACATCAGCAATATTAACCTGTACACCATTATTATAATTCCAATCAGCACCAGTTACTTGTACTTTATTGGCACCATTTTCATCATATTCAATTTTAGCATCCTTATCAGATCCAAGAGATAAGAAGGTATCATCTACAATATTAACTTCACCACTACCATTTGGATCAAATATAATATCACCATTAGCGTTGGTTGTTCTTATCGTGTTAGCACTACTTGCACCACCAACTTGTATATTTTGTACGTTCCAAATATCTACTTTACGACTTTGATCCAAGATAGCAACAAATCCATTTGATGCAGTCGTTGGGTTAACTTGCCCTTCAACTTTTCCTGGTTCAATACTTAATATATCTGTGTAATATCGACCACCAATTACTTGTGGATTGGATGATGGTGTGTTGTTATCACCAGCATATAGTCTTCCACCACCATTACCATGAGTACCTACTCCGATAGTTAGGCCAAGTTCACCGTAATTAATAGTAGGTGGAGCTACGGTTCCCGTAGACCTTTTTACTCTAATAATACTGGCCATTACCAGCTACCTCCGTTTACGTCCAAATTTTGTGTTATCCCTGGTGTTAATTCCAAAGTTGCTTCCCATTTAGAAATGGTAGAATTATATACAAGTACCATACCATTTTGTGCGGAAGAAATATCCACATCATTCAATTCTGCAAGAGTAGCAGTCTTAGTTCCACCCAAGGATGAAACAACTTTAGTGGCATTTTGTTGCCCTACTCTGACTCGTATATCTGCCATTATTTGGTTACCCCTGCTCTTACTAGAACAGATCCTTCCACAACTCTAGTTACTGTACCAACACCATCAGTCAGTAATACGTCATAGACATAACGGCCAGGCTTTATACTAGTAGTTGTTGCACTTGAAAGACCAACTTTAATTTTTCCAGTTGCTGCATTAACTATAGATGATGTAAATGTAGTTACACCAGTTGCTGCTGCATGTTTTCTCATTTGTGAAAATACAGAATATCCAGTTAAGTCTAATGCTGAACTAGAGTCACTATTTTCGAGCTCAAATGTTTGATTAAAGGTTGTCCCAGTATTAACAACTAAGTTACTAGTGTAAACTGCTGCCATTTATAAAAATTATCAGGATCTAGAATATATTTATACTAGTATGACCTTCATACCTTAACTTTAACAATCTCTTTAAGTAAAGACTTAATTTCCTCTATATCTGACTTAATTTTATCAAGTTCTTTCTTCTCATTTTCTTTCTGAGTTCTTGCTTTTATGTACTGCGTATAACCTGCAGAATCAGTGTTTACAATGGCACCAGAAGAATCATCTCGATAGAGATGATTATGTCCTTCAACTTTTTTCATAATTATGCAAGTGCAATAACTCTAAGATCCTTAAATCTAGGTGCTCTAGCTTCGTTAGTTCCACTCATAACAATTTTAATTCTAAATCCACTAAATGGTTCTAAATCACTAGCAGTGAATTGATATTCCTTAAATTCATTCCATGCACTGGCAGGAACTTTAACATCTGGTCTACCACTGTTATTTTTCAGATCAATAACAGTATCTCCAAATCCATCATTATCAGTATCTTTCAGATTATCATATCCTGGGAATAACTCAAATGATTGTTCAACTTCATCAGAACCTTCTCTATAAAGTTGATAAAGTGCTCTAAAGTCTGCAGAAGAATCTCTATATGCAGTAAGAAGTACTTTTATTGAACTTGCTGGTTGCTTAAGATCAACTTTCTTAGAAATATAAACACCAGAATGTGGATCACCACTAGTTCTATGTACTCTATCATCTGTAGTGTAATCAGAAACTGGATTGTCAATTCTACTTCTTTCGTAGATAACCTGTCCATTCTGAAGATCTAACATAGGAGATACATGAAGTTTGTTAGAATTAAATACAACTGCCAATGTAGTTGATTTATTATTTGGTAAGGAATCTAATCTCTTAGTTTCATTAA